TCATACATTGAGACTTTTAGGGTCTTTGTGTAATATATCTTGGTTAGATACCAAGTGATGGCTATTGCTAATATTGTAATCATGAGCTTAATCCTTGATATGCATGACATGCACATACGCCTACTATTTGATAGTTTCTATCTACTTCGGCTAGGTCATTATATGTAGCTAATGCTTGACAGTAATGACATTTATCTGTCTCTTGGTCTTCCGCCTTTTCTAGATATGCCTCGTCGTTGTTTCCCATAAATCTATTGTATCACTAATCTTAGTCAACTGCATCTTCAAGTAGCAGTGCCTTATTCATCCATATCTCACCTTTAGGATTAATTGAATACATCATATACATTTGTTCGCCACATAATAGACACTCTGGAATGCTTAATAGTTTAGTTACTTCCATATCTAATTCCGCCTTACATTTACAGCGCCAGCCATATGTATGCTTATTCATAATCTACGCCAGTTTCTATATATACGATGCTCATCTAACCATTTAATTAGTAGCCACTTTTCTATCTTAAATTCTTCTGATATCTGAGTAACTGATCTTTCTCTAACAATGTATTGTTCAATTAACCAGTCTTTATCTGTATATTTAGGAGTTCCCATATATATCAATTATACGTCACGTAGTGACTAAATGCTCTCTACCGCCGCCGATTTCACTAATTGGGATCAAATTAGACAATATATAATTAATTAGTTCTAGCTATCTTAGCTGCAAGTATCTGCATACCAATTGCATTAGTTACAGATTCTTCTATGGGCAATGCTTCTATACCTGCTGCAATGTGCTCTCTAACTTCTCGTACTACTCTGTGTGTGCCATTACACTTGTTCTCTGGATCAGTTGTGAATCCGCATCTACATTGTCCCATTTTTGCCTGCCTCTGCTAGCCATTGATCTTCCCATAAACCCATGAGAGATTTGTTTCCTATATCATCAAAGTAGTAACGCTTGGCGTTACTATTGTATGTCCATCCGTACCAAGTGTCGCCCTCTGACCACGTTAAATTAGTTGGGCCACTCTTTTCATGTTCCCATAGTACTCTATCTACAGATTGACATAACCTTACCTCATCGAAGATAGCATTTCTTAGGGTATCCCACCGAAATATACGATTAATTAACCAATCAATCATTTGTGCCCCCAATTCTTTGTTGGTGCTTGATCCATTTTTGAATTTCTTGCTTGCCCTGATAATGTGGCGCTCTATATGGGAAATAAATATACCATTTCTTAAGGTCATTTCCTTCTTTTATATCTTTTTGAAAACCATTTTCATGTTTATCCCATTCTGGAATCATAAAAAATCCAAACAAAAATATGGCAAAAATTGACCAGAAAGATTCAATGCCAAGAATCCAAGACATAAATGCTGTTAAAATAAATGGTTTAATTATTTTATTCATGTTCATATGCAAATTAAAACGAAGCTATTACAGATAATGTTAAGACAAGCGAGATAATACCAACTACGCCGCAAAGCAGCATAGTAGCTCCATTTATATATACATCAGTCATTGTTGATTTTCTAAGTTGGTTTGGTTTTGTATAGAAATCTGGGTCTAGGTGCTCTATAAGTTTTCTTGCTGAAGGTACATCAAATTTTTCTTGAAGTGTAGAGTTAAATATATCTCTGACGGCTTCTTTTTGGTATTCTTCTGCGAGTTTAGGATCAATAGATTTAAGGTCAGACAACTCTTTTTCAATTCTAATCTTAAGGTGAGCTATGCTTTCCCCGTCTTTTACTATCATATTAATCCTTTGGTTAGATACATTGTCCGCCTGACCCTGTATATATCCTAATTATAATATTATTTGGAGTTTTTGTCAATGACTTTTTCAAGTCTTTTCATAAGCTTCTTTTGCTTATCTATGGCTTCATTTATAGCGTCTTGAAAGCCTTGACACATCTTGCACATATCCATCATCTCTGGGTAATTCTCCCACATAGCTTTATTTGTTGCTATATCACATGTTTTACACATTGCTCTGTCTGTCATGTTAAACCAATCTACTTAATATATCGATGATCTATCTGACCATGAGTGTATATCTCATTATACACCTTATCATCTTCTGGCTCTTCCCGCCTCCAATGTATGAAGGATTTAATATACACAGCTGCATATGCTATTGCTGAAAAGATAAAGCCATATTGTTTTGTTATTACTGCATATGTTATCCATAGTATTTCATTAAAACAAAGTACTATCCAGCCCCAAATAGTTTTTCTTCCGACAAAGTAAATGCCAGTTACACCTATAACAGCTAAAAGCCAGGACCACATGTTACAGATCTATCAGTATTGATGCTCGTGGTTCATAAGAAATTGCTTGATGAATTATTCCAGATGGCACAAGAATTACATCGCCAGGCTCCATAATATATGAATCATATTTTAAATCTGTGTTATCAATGTTACAACTATACTCTGAATTTGGAACATCTTCATATATTCTATACTCAACTGATCCAACACAACACCAAGAAACTACATCTTGTGGGTCTTTATGAACTGAACCATAAAACTCGTTGCCCGCAAGATTAATGATTGACTTTGCTGCAAAGCTCTCAGGTGCAAAGTCTTTTATAAAATCTTGAATGGATGGCATATCATAAAATCTATGGGAGTTATCAAAAGATGGATCTTTATGATATATGTGCCATAAATTTAATGAAAGTGTATGGCCATCTTTTGAACCCGAGTACATTTGTGTATTTTTACCATGGTTATATATAAACACATCATCAAATTCTCCATTTGTAATTGTTGGAGGATTGTTATACTGATAGTCAATTAGTTCTATAAAATTCTGCCATGAAGGATTTTTTTCTATATAAGATTTAAGGAACAAAACCCTTTTTTCTTTGAGGGCTTCTAAAAATTCTTGTTTCATTAGTATGCGTCTGGTCTGTGTGCGAACTGAGGATTGACGAACAGTGGTGTTCCCCAAGACTGTAAATCATTTTCTATCTGATCATTAGATTCTTTTGTATTATAATTATAAAAAGAACCTGGGTTAGCATCTTTATGCATAACAAATAAAGAGTAAGCATATCTTTTGCCAGACTTTACTTCAGTTACTCCATGCTCCCATGGGCTATGAGAATCATGAATTACTAAGTCTCCTGGTTGTGGAGCATAAGATAAACATTCTCTGTCTGGTTCATTTTTTCTATCGAAGGCTGTCTTGCCATCTTTGTCTATGCTTGGATAAAATATTTCACCGCCAGTAAAATCTCCAAAATAAATAACTGCGCCGTATGAAATGATGCAGCATGAACTCCATCTGTCTGTTGAAACAAGCTGGTCCATCTCGCCTTCGCCTGGGCTATCTGCATGAACAAACATTGGCTCGTCGCCAGGCTTCATGTACTGCATAGAAAGATTAGGGTGTGCAACATACTCTGGACCTAAAAAGTCTCCAGCTTTTTTCCAAATATTAACTAACTCCATGTTGTTTGGACCGCTCTTATCTTTATACCAGTCTAGCTCATGGCTGTCATACATAAATTTTTCTATTGGAAGATCATCGTATAGGGCATTTACTTTAGCAACATCTTCTTTAGATATAAAGTTTTTATAAACCCATACCTTAGTACCTATTTGAATTAAATTTGGATTATTTGTAAACATAAGTAAATTATACCATAGCTAAATTAGAATGGTATATCAGATAGCTCTTTCCATGAAGGAAATGCATCTAATCCAGACTCTTTTGGAGCACCCTTTGACAAAGTAAATGTAGTAACAGCAATTGTATCTGCATTAATTTCTACTGATGTACGCTTTTGACCTTCTTTATCAGTCCATGTTTCTTCGTATATCTTACCAGTAATAGTAACTTCCATACCCTTTTTAAGAGTTATCTTTGATTGTTCCGCTAATGACTTCCAGGCCTTGACTGTCCACCATGAAGTATTTTTGTCTTCCCACTGACCAGTTTCATCATTCTTTATACGATCACTTGTTGCAACTCGCAAACGAACACCAGTTGACCCAATTGCTTCTGGTTCTTGACCAATTCTTCCAGTAAATGAAATAAATGGATTTGCCATAGTACCGCCTTCTTTCTGTAGATAACTATTTTATAATATAAAAAATAGTCTGTCAATAGTGCTGGGAATACTGGATTCGAACCAATGACCTAGAAGTTAACAGCTTCCCGCTCTGCCGCTGAGCTAATCCCCAATTATTCTATCTTTGATTCTTCTCCACCTACCATATTTAGTTGGAACATTTGATCCTACATATTCTTGTCCAGTTTCTAAATCTACCAATTTCCATTTTTCTGGAGATTTGGTATGAATAGTAAGATCAACTGCAGAAGAAAATTCTTCTACAAAAGTTCCGTCTAATAGCTTTCTCATTCTTCTTCTTTTTTTTCCTCTGGCTTAATTCTTATAAATGGTTTGCCCACATTTTCTTCTACTAAAATTTTATTATGGCTTCCATCACAGTATGGTTGATTCTTGCTTCTGTGGCATACACACATTTTCATTTAAGATAATTCCTCTCTGGGAATCATTGCGTTACACATACTGCAATAATCGTAAGTTCCGCCAGTAAATGGACAAGAACCAGCAAAAATTAATTTATGGCCCTTAAACTTACATATAATTTTACCAAAGAATTCTTTTATCATGCTGATAATATTTTTGATAGGGCATTTATTGTTGCGGCGATTCTACCAATATCTCTCAACTGCTCAACACTATATCCTTCTTCTTTTAATGTTTCGTAGTGTGCTTTAACACAGAAATGGCACTTACCAATAATAGAAGATGCTAATGAATATGCTTCAAACTTTCCCTTTGTTGTTCCGCCATGAGATGATATTGCATTCATCCTTAATTGTGCTGGTAGCCCTTTGAGGTTTACATCATCAGCCATCTCTATAAATGGATACCATACATTATTTTGTGCCATGATAGCGCCAGCCGTAAGAGCAGCATTTTTTTCAACTTCGTCTGTAGCACTTGCAACTATAAAAGCAAGCAGCTTTGGATTGCCCGTTGCAAAAGCTGCGGCTATTGAAATATATGTAGCCTGCTCTGAATCAATTGCTGATCTATTAATAACCGAATCTAGATTCAGCTTTATATCTTTAGCGTAATCTGGAAGAGATTCTTTAAGCTGGTCTACCCATGACATTATATAGTTTCTCCACCTAATGATCTGTTACATGCACATAACTCACCTGTTTGAAGCGCATCAAGTACACGCAGAGTTTCATCTGGATTTCTACCAACATCTAGATTATTTACTGTTACATGCTGAATAATGTTATCTGGATCAATAATAAATGTTGCACGATAAGTTACTCCAGAAGAATGGTGAACTCCAAGATCGCTGGCAAGTTGGTGTGCTGTGTCTGCAAATGACCACGAGTTTGTTTTCTTAAGATCTTCGTGGGCATTTCTCCATGCAATCTTACAGAATTCATTATCAACAGATCCAGTCATAAGAACTGCATCTCTATCGTTAAAGTCATTAACTAGAGCATCGTATGCAACAATTTCTGTTGGGCATACAAAAGTAAAGTCTTTAGGATAAAAGGCAATGATCTTCCATTTTCCTTCAAAAGAATCCTGAGTTAAAATTTCAAATGAGCTATCTTCATAGCTAAGGGCGCCTGGCTTAACGCCAACTACCGAAAAATCTCCAAGCTTATCGCCAACCGTTTTCATATTATCTTTTCTTTTTAAATAATGATACTTCCTGCATCATAAATCTTACTTAATTATACAATATAAGACA